TAGCCCTAACAGGTTCAGAAAAAGAATTTAATCGGTTTATGATAGCTTCGTATTTACCCTTTAAATCGTCGTATTCCTGTCTGGTGACATATTTACTGTCCATGTTCTGAGCAGGTTGTTTAGGCGGCATCTGAGTGCCTATTTCGTGGTACTCAAACGTCCGTAATGGTTGTGGCATACCAGAAACGTCAGTGGATTTTATGTAGAACTTTTCACTTTCACTGTCCATTAATAAAACACTTGTCCCGGGTGCTACCAGATAGGATTTCGCACCTACTTCGCCGGATACCCACAGGATGCCATTGCTATTCTGTTGCGGTTGTTGCGCTGGTTGAACTGGCATCTGGACAGGCTGTTGCTGAAATTGATTCATTTGCCCCGGAACGCCAAAACTATATTGATAAGGATTGTTATATAATGCCATCTTATGCACCGCCTTTCTAATTATATTTTTGCATAGATGTATCAATCTAAAAAGTTCAAAAAAGTATCGAAAAAGTATTGACACACCACCAAATTGGTGGTATTATATAATCATCAAAGGAACGGAGGAAACAGAAATGAAGAAATACAACTTATCAAAAATCATGAAAAGAGCATGGGAACTGGTTAAGAAATCTGCAATGACAATTTCCTCCGGTCTTAAGAAAGCATGGGAGGAAGCGAAAACAATGGAACAAAAATTAGTTGAACTCGTCGGAAGTCCAAAGCAGATTGCATGGGCTGAAGATATAAGAAAAAACATGATTTCATATCTGTCTGCTCTCGTTAGAAAATACGAAGCTGAAGACAGACCTGCTCGCGCAGAAAAAAGAACTAAAGACATGGAGATTCTTAGCAACATCAAAGAAGCTTCATGGTTTATCGAAAATCGCAGTTATGCCGTATATTCTACAAATTATGATTCAAGCGATTTAAGCGAATTAATGGCGAACCGAAATGAAATGAATTTATATGAGCGTATACATAAATATGTCAAAGAACATTGATAGAAAGGGGGGGGACGAAATGTATGTATAAATATAATCAATCTGAATTTGAATCCATGATGGATGAATTAATGCATGATTTCAAGAAAGGCTGTGGAAAATCTGACGCCGAACTTGATGTAGCTTACAAAATCTTAAATCCCTCTCCTATCGGCGGGTTTGTCGACAGCCTCGTTAAAATGGATAAAGATTATAGCACGAATCTATGGGAGATCAAGCGAAAACAGATCAAAAGTTTTATACCTGAATGCGACGGATACCAGTTAGACGACATCGTGGCCTATTGCCGTGCGAAATTCTTTAAAGAAGAAGTCGATCGTATCATATATGATAATTCTATCGCTGAAGAATGCGATGTTTGTGTATATGCGGACGGTACTATATTAAGTCCGGAATGGCCATATTTATGTGCAAAAGTATATGTGAGCATTAAATGGATTGACGAAAGCAAAACCACTTACACCCGTATTTTCCCATCCGCGGTAGGATTCATGTCTTACAAAACAAAAGGATCTATGGAAGATGATCTGAAGCAAAAAGAAAATATGTCCACTATGGAAATGCGTGGACATCTAAAAGTATCACGAGCAGAATTCTCAAGGAGGTACAACATACCGATTAGAACGCTCGAGAACTGGGAGTCCGGAAAGAGTAAATGCCCGGATTATGTGAGACAGCTGTTAGAGCGAGCTGTCTTGGAAGATTCAAAATAAAACTGCTAAAAACTTACAAGTCAAGGAGGAAAAAAGATGAAAAAATTTGAATTAAAACAGGTGGCGCGGAGCAATTCCGAAAACTTCGGATGTGCCAAAGTTACAGCAGATTGGTTGTGCGGCACAGAGGCCCAGAAAGAGAATTTTATAAGTTCTCTGGATGAAAACTGGGTGAGAATCCCGGTGGAACTCGTTGACGAAACCGCCGAACAAAATTTTATTTCATATGCGCGAGCATAAATAAATAAGCCCCTAGGAGATATTCCCGGGGGCTTTTATCGTTTCCTTAACACACTTTAATTATTTTATTGTTTACTCTCCGGCTCAATCGTTTCGCCGTGGATATACTCACATTCATCTGTTCGGCACAGTATTCAAGAGTGCGCTCCTGGCATCTCATCCGAAACAGTCTTTCTTCGTCTGGTGTGAAATTACACTCTGTCAAGAACCTGTCTATATCTTTTTTTCGTGAACACATATAATTTCATGAGCATACCCCTTACTAATGCTAACGCTGATTCTGTGCAAGATAATTTGTAAGCTTCTGTTTTGTTTTTTTTAATTCTTCTACATTATTCCCACTAATCTGACTATCCAGCATGGTTGATAACACTTCCAGAATTAATGAATCTCGTTCTGCGATTCTCCGAAGGCTTTCATAATCTCGTCTATCATGTTCTTCCAGTGTCTCTACTCGCTTGTTGAGTCGAAATGCCGGTGTAATCCACTTAAAAATTACGGCTGCCGCCCCTCCGACAATAGACACCCCTCCGCAGATAGAGAGAAAAATCTGTACAAATTCTGATATGCCCATTTAGCTACTCCTTTTCCCAGTAATATACCGGGACTTCATTTCCGGAATCCCATGTATCGAAATATTCGCCATCTTGTACTGTCACCACATGACCATCTATGCAGAGGATGTATGTACCTGTTGGATGATCTGTGCAAAAGTCGTTGACTGTATAGATATATCGCTCTGATTGTTCAATCAGTTTGCGTCTGTACCCATGTTTGTAGAGGTACGCTCCCCAAACGTAATTAGCTGATGGCATATCTGACAGAGCGCATGCCTGTATCATTAATCCGGCGAATACCGTTTCCCAGTCGAAGCCAGTTGCTTTGCATATTGCCCGGACAACGCAATCTCCGACTCGATTCCCAGCAGGATTCGGATTGTAATATTCCCATCTGTCCATCAGTCAATCCCCTTTGCTGTTTTATATCTTTTTGCTGCCCTTCTGGCTTTTGCGGCGTTCTGGCGGTTCCACTTAGCGATCATGAGCCGGTCTTGCAGTTCTCTCAGGTCGTTCCGCTTGCAGTAATCTTTGTATGTAGCATTTTGTTTCTGCAAAAGATAAGACTTCCGGTCAAGATCTTGCTGTAATGCGAATTTTGCCTGTTCATCCTTGCAGTTATCAACCGCCGATTGCATTCCAAGGACTTCACGTTTCGTCTTGCGGATTCTTCGCTCGTAAGTACGTTGTCGCTGTTCCTTTTCGTACTGTTTACCTTTGTCGGCTTTATCCTGTGCTGATAGTTCTGCATAAGGATTAAATTCCCCGTCACTTGCTCCAAAGCTATGCCGACAGTTAACTCCTGACAGTCCGCTTGCCGTTCCATATCCAGTCAATGAGAATGGTGGAAATTTCTTACTCTTGCCAGAACGAGAGTATATCTTGCCTTGCCAAAACGAGTGATTTCCCGGATTCTCGCCGCCGTCACCTGTTCTGGCTCCTATGTGTGCACTGACCAGAACTAAATCCCAGTCCATTTCTTCCATGCGTTTGAGAGATATATCTCCCGTAGCCTGTGCCACGCCAGTTCTGACAGAACGTGCAACTGCTGTTTCAATCGTGTCTTTTCTGCCAGATGGATATGTTACCGTAACGCCATTGCTTACAACATTGTTAACTGCTTCTCTAATCGCTTGCGTATATCCAACTGCCCCAGTCATCACATGATTGTACGCAAGGTCGCACTGCTCAATATAGAGCCTTTGAGCGGCACTTGCAGTTGTCCGTGTGAAGTTCTTCCACTCGCCCATAGTTGCAAGCATATTTCGTTCCATGAGCCTTATCATAGCTGGAGATTGTTCGAGCGGTACGGGGCTTAATCCTGCCGCCTTATATACCTTATCATCATAGTTCATTGCAGTGATTCCGGCATCTTCAAACGCTTCAAGAAGTTCCTGTTGCTCGCGTTTGGTGTATTTGGATAATTCTGCCAGAATGTCCTCTAACAGTTCACCAGATTCCTGTAGCGTTCTGATTCTCCACGCATCGGCATTGGTCAGAATATAATCTTCACCTCTGCCAATTCTTGCCATCATTCGCGACACGATTTCAGAGATGATATACTGATGCAGTTCTTCTGCAATCTGTTCACTGCCCTCTGTAATTTGCCGTAAATATTCTGGACTAAGCATAATATATCACCTCTTTCGATAAAAGTCGTGGTACATGTTTGGGCCCTTTTGATGGTTAATTAAAGCCCTCTTTAGTTAATTACTTTTTTATATAAATCAAGCAAATCACTATGTCTTACCGTGTAATAATCATTTATTGCACATCTTGGAGTCAAAACTTGTACCTTTCCGTTATCTATATATTTTTTGATATAGTCCATGATGATTTTCATATTTTCAATTGTAAAATTATCATTTACGGTTGACGGATATGCATGAGCATAAAAACATAAATATCCACATTCATTAATAGTTGAGTCTATTTCAGTTTTTGTTTGCTCTAATGTTTTTGATTGCAAAGACCATCTTTCGAGTTGGCGGATATCATTACCCCAAAATACATGATGCTTAACAACTTGATTGGTATCTAAATGACCAAAACCATATTCGTAATATTTACACAAATTATCAAAATATTTATTGTTTAACCAAGTACTTGGTGTAACCCATCCAGTTATACTAAATCCATTGTTTATCAAGATTTCTTTTGACTTTTTCATTTTTGTTTCCACATCATCAATCGTTAAAGAATCATCTTGCATAGCTACTCCATCGGTACTATGGGATAGTATCTCATAACCTTTAGATTGATATGATAAGAAATTATCTTTGATATTTGGAAGATTTGAATTTGCTAATATAGCAAAGCCACATTTCCATCCATATGAATCAAATAATGAGACCAAATCTGATGTACTCGGTAATCCATCATCAAAAATAAATGAAATAGTTGGCTTTCGTATCGTTTGAACATCATTTACAATATCATTTTCAAGTTCGCTTATTTTTGTTGGGATGATAGGTTTGTTTTGAATTTGTTCATAATCTATCAAAACATCTTTTTTAAGCATCAGCTTATTTTTGTTTTCCCTATTAATTGCTAGATAATAAACTTGTGGTTTAATTGGTTGGTTATCATCACTGTCGTAATTAAAACATACTGATACTGTCTTTGATTTTTCAGGAACTTCAATTCCGTTGATTGGATTACCACTGCTAATACCAGTTCCTGAAATAAATGTGCCGCTTTCATCATAAAAAACAACACTCCTCGATGAGTGATAAACATTTGTACCCTTATGTGATGTATATGGATATAATTTTTTCCCTATATATTCAGACACATCAATATCTATATAAGAAAAAAATTGTGCCAATGTTCTCCCAGTTCCATTTGATGAGTCTATATACCAGTTTTCTTTTGGTTCTTTCCCATGTAACAAATCAGCGTATTCTTCATATAATATTTTATTGCCTAATTCAGTTAAATCTTCCTTTAGCGACTTAACTGCGTCACCAGTTGCTTTCGCATCAGCAAATCCACCGTCTACGGATAGGGTTTTATCTGATACGTATTCCGGCGTAATTCCTTCTCTTGCAAACGTTCTTTTTTTTCCATCTGCTGTGATTATTCCCTTGAATGTATCAGCCATTATTATTTCCCTCCGTTGCTTTCAAACTCACATACCCATCTGCGTCAATATCAAGCCCAATGCCCTTATCGGACAGGTATGTCTGGACTGCTTCTGCTATAGCTTCTTTACTGGTTCCGATTCCGTCTATACAGAGTTTATACAGATACTTCTCTTTTCGCGTGATCGGTTTTGGAATTTCACCTGTGTAATCACCTGTCAAGTACGCAAGATACTTTTCTTCCCTTGTTACTGGTTTATCTGCCATCTTTTTTTACTCCTCTCCGAATAGTGCTGGCTCGTCTGGCTGAGCTTCTTTGACCATTGCCTTTGCTTCAGATTCCGTCATTCCTTCAAACTTCACGAAGTACATCCATGCCGGAACCTTGCCAGTGGTCACATACTGCCACCATCTAGCACGGTCGTTTTCACGCACATACAGAATGTCTCCGAAATCATAATTGACTTCATAAGCCCCAACCGGTGCAAGCCCGTACAAATCAGCGTAAACGTTCAATGCGTAAATAACTTCGTTCAAACAGGATTCCAGTTTATCTCGAACGTCTTTGATAAACTGCACTGTCCTCTGCTGTTCTGCTTCCACTCCTGTAGCTGTCTGAATGCCGCTAGATTCGTTAAAAACGAAGTACCCGTTGGAGAATCCAATCTTGTACCCTAACTGGCTTAAAAGGGCATTTATGCCGCTTATACGGGTATCTGTGTTGAGAATTGGATTGATTTCTTGATAGAACTCTTTCTTATCCTGCCCGAATACGTTTTTCACATAATCTGGTAAGCTCATTTCTAAGCATCTATGTTCCATTGCCTGTGGTGTCATAGCGGAGACAGGTGAGCCACTCGGCATCAACAATCTGTCATCTGCCAGAACAGTTCGCTTAGAATCAAGAATTTCTTTTGCGTTCCTGCTATATGCAATGTCGAGGTCTTTTAACTCCTCAATGGCTTCGGCAAATATCGGAAGTCCCAGTGGCGTACTAATATCCACGTTATTTGCCTGCGGTGTCCGCAGTACTCCGTACAGAGGCCCGTCCAGCTTCTCACCGTTCGCCTTAAGAATCGGCGGAGTGTCTGCCATTAGGTCAGCCCACTTTGTCTGTTTAAGGTCAATCTTATCGCCAATGCTCTGAGGGGATTTTGACACATAGGCTCTATTAGAAACATAATACGGATAGGTTGTCACTCCGTCCACTGTTGTCTCAATAAACCTGTGATATTCGAGCCTTGTGTAGTATTTTCTACCAACAGTATAAGAGTCCTTGAATATAATCCCTTTGATTTCCTGATTATCATAATCCACAATCATCACATCTGCCGGAGTAAATACGTCAAGGCTCTCCCCGTTTGGCTTAATGAACACCGTTCCGTAAGCGCATCCATATTCCACCCAGTGCCGAATCTGGAAGTACACCTTGTCAATCTGTTCCTGTAGCCATGTAGCCCTTGCGGAACCATCGATCTGAATACCGATCGCCAGTGTTGCAAGTCTGGCAGTCTCAGAACACACAGATTTAGCAAAATTAATCGTCTTGATATTATTCTTATCATCTAACCATTCCGGCACTCCCCTGTAAATGTTCGCGCACCGGTTAATCAGTGATTCCATCTCTGGAAATTCTGCTGCCTGGATGTTAAAGTCCTCTTCGGCTTGTTTTTTGAATATCATGTTAAACCACCTTTTTAGTGTTGTTATAAGTCCCATTTAATCACCTGAATTAGCTGATTTCAGCACATTTCTGATAAATTCTATGTCTTTATTAAAATTCTTTATATCTTCGTCCTGTATCTCTGCCGGTTTATCATTCCACAATTCTCTTCCAGCTCTTTGCCCTTGGAAGAACTGGAATTTGTCCAGAATTTCCAAACATTTGAATATTTCTTTGCTATTCATTATGCGCTGTACCCCCTTCTGTTAAACAACGGCTCATAAGCATACCTAAGTGCCGAAATTGCATGGTCGTTTCCGTCAGGATAACCACTTATTACATTCCCCTCTTTGTCCCGATCGTACTCATATTCCGTAATTTCCTTGTATGCGTTTGGTGTCCGCTTCGGGTCAATGACTATGGTCTTTGTTTGTAAGAATTTAAAACCATACTCGATACTGCCCGGTCCCTTGATTGCTCCTCTGGCAGGAAGTCCGGCGTCCCGGAAATCATTCACGGACTTAGGCTCCGCAGAATCACATATCATCGTATAATCGTCATAGCCTTTTTTCTTAATCCAATCAGCGGTCTTGGAGTTGCTCCATTTATTTACATACAGCTCGTCAATCAGATATATCTTCTCTCTAGCAGAATCGTAATAAGTTCGGAGATAGCAGAACTGGTCCGGGTACCATCCATAATCTACGCCAGCGAAAATACGGTCCATGCGACTGATTTCTTCATCTGTAATATCTCTAATCTCCAGATATTCAAATACGTTTCCACCGTCTCCATTCGGAACACCCAGATATTCATGTTCATAGGCTTCTGGATTAATTTCTTTCAGATGTGCTGCATCGTCAATAAACTTCTGTCCGAGCCACTCCGACGGGGCTTCCAGATAACTCGAATGATGAATAACTCTTTTCGGGTTAGGTATGAGCTTAATCCTGTTTACCCAGTTTGATTTTGATTTTGGTGGGTTATATGATGAAAAATCATATGATTCATCGCCACCACGAAGCACTGACTGATTAACAGAACGTTCCTGAGCATCTCCCTTCATTTGATCTTTTTCTTCCTTCCAGAGGATTCCGATATATCCAAATTCCGGCTTAATGGATTTCAGTTTGGTTTCATCGTCCAGACCACGGAAGTATATTGTCTGTCCAGTCTTTATATACTTGATCTCAAGTGGCGAAACCTTGCATTCAAATTCTTCCATCAGTCCCAGTTCGTTGATAGCCCATTTCATGTTAGCGTATACAGAATCTTTCAGAGTACCGGCCACCTGTCTTGTAATGCAGGCGTGCATCTGAGGATTATTCTTGATAAGCTCAACAATCTTAAAAGCTACGAATGAGGATTTTAGACCACCTCGACCGCCCTCGAATACATATTCAATATTGGGCTTAATCTGTCGGTTAATGTCCACGAATGCCTTACCAAGTACTCTGGCAGGAAGTTCATATTTGCTTTCGTCTGATTTTGATACAGCTACCAACTGTTCCCATTTGTCTACTGCCTGCATATTTCCTTTGATAGCTTTATCGTATACAGCAGCTACAATACAAGCATTGTTGTTTGCATCCTCATCAGATATTCCCATCTTTGTGAGCTTCTTCTTTGCGACAGTCGGGGCGGGATTCTCAGCTATCATTTTTGCTAATTCAGAAAGGGTCTTTTTTTGACGGCGTACTTCTCCCGACTTAATACCGCCTTTTTTAGTTATTTCTCGGAGTTCGCTCGGAGTTCGTTCAGAATTCGGTATTAAATTTTTCTCATTTGCCATCCTATCAACATCCAATCATATCCTTTCTGAATTCAAAAAAAATCCCCAGTATAGCAGTTATATATAAATATAATACCACACTGGGGAGATTTAGCTCTCTACCACTTTTATAAATTTTTAAGTTTTTTAAAGTCTACCAATCAGTTTGGCTAAATGATAATATTCCGCCATGACCTTGCGTTTGTATCCGTAGAAGTCATTTTCTGTCGCAGGAACCGTCCTGATCTTCTCCATTGTCCGATAGCCGATGCTGTTCACGATACTGTCATAGATTTGTGATTCAATGCCGGGTGCATATTTGATAGATACCTGTAACAGATTGTATTTATCGCTTTCACTAAGATTCCGCAAGTGACTTTGTAATGTCGGTATATCATCCGGCGGTACTCCGTAATCAATCAGTGTTGCCTTTCTTAACTTCATTTATTTCACCTTCTTCATTCAAGTTCCAGTCACATGGCATGCCTCGAAAACATTCTGGACAGTGTTCGTAGAATCCGCAGCCTTTGCAATCCGCTGGCTGTCCAGTACAATATTGCCGTAGTACGTGGTATGCTGATATAGCAAGATTTGGCGTTATGTCTGGTGTAGGTTTATTATTCATTTCTCCATCTCCTCCAACTTCTTCTCAGCATCTTCGCGGGTGAGGAATATAGATTCTCCAAAATCACATTCTCTAAAGTATGCCGCAATAAAACTATTCGTTACTTTTGCATAAATTCTGAATTGTTCTCCAGACGCATAATAAGATACGCTTGATAAAAAAGATTCATATACTTCATATTCCGCATCTCCATCATATTCATCATAACCAAACACATTAATTGGCGATGTTACCACCCAAACCGTGTCTCCAACCTTACACGGTAATCTCACAAGCAAGCCCTGTTCTTCTAAGTCTTCATAAACAGCAAGTTTCGTAAGAATTTTATCCGCAAACGGTTTTAATAATCCATCCGTAATTTCTTCTTTTGCAACTCCTGTACCATCAACATTTCTTTCTCTTTCTGTTAATCTCTCCATCTACTTCACCTCTTATCGCTTGCTTTTTATCGCTCATTTTCATCGCTTGTTTTTGTAATTTCTCTCAAGCAGGCATTCCAACCGTCGGCAAATAAGTTTTTCTGCACTTCGTAATTGCTCACGGGTGCAGTTGTACTTTTCTTCTCTGGTAACAGCTTCAATGGACACCAATCAGGTCTTGATTTGCTTTCGTAATCATAATGTTCTTCTGTTATCAGAATTTCAACGCAGTCTAAACAGTCAGCTAATTCACAATAACCCACATATTCAAGTTCGCCGCAGTATGCAGTTCCGAACGGGCAATCATAGCAATTCTCTGGTGTATCTATTACTAATACTGATTTACTCACTCGCTTCACTTCCTCTCAGCATCAGGCTTAAAGTATTATACCCCGGGCAAGTTCTGACCCCGTTTCTGGTATCTCTCAACAATACACAATATGGATATAATGCTATGACCTCATAGACGTGTTCCGTGATGTCCTCGCCACGCTGGTCGATGTATTTGAAGCACTTTCCCGGTCTAAGGAAGTACCTTGCGCATACATACGCTTTTGTTCCAAATCTTACACTTGCGCTACTCATTCAACTCCACCACCTTTCACGATTTTAATAGCATAGTCTATAGCTCTATTCCATTCCAAGTCCTCATCATTGGAAACAACACGAAACCTGTTCATAAGTGTTTCCACAACCTTGTCCACATCAAAAGCTGCCAGCTGTTCATTGACGCAATCAATAAACTCTTTCTGGTCGGAACTAATGCTTGTCCCGATCTCCCAAGTTTTAATGTATTTAATTAATTCGTCCGCATCTATTAAGCGCATTTTTTTATTCCTCCATAAATACTTTACAATGGCACTTGCAATCTCCTCGAAGATATCTTCCGCCACTTTCCATATTGACGTCACAATCATGATATTCTCCATAGATACTGCGTTTACAGTCCGTACAGTACACAGCTTGCTTAATCTCTTTGTAACATTTCTCAGACATATTTCTGATTCTTTTCAGATCATCATCTGATTTTTCTTTGATTTCCTCAGTGGTAGTAATCCCTGCTCTTAACAGTATGTTGTATGTTCTTGTTGTTATTGCTAAGCCTAATTCGTCAATTTTCATATTCTTCGCACTCCTCCGCATATTCATAGCTGTCCATATCATCGCATCTGTACTGGCAAGAATCCTGTTTGGTACAGCAAATACAGCACTCTGTTTCGTCATCCGGGCAGTATAATTTACAATATCCCATTAATCCAGTCACCTTCCTTTTCGAAGTAAATGTATCTGCTGTTTTTCTTGACCGGCTCAGAAGTATTAATGCGATACTTTAACTTAAGGCAAGCCTTCCAAGACTTTAAATCTTTCAATCTGACCTTGAATCTGGTGTATATTTTGCCGTCTTTTTTGAAAATTGACATTTCCATGCTTAATCCTCCTTATATGGTTCTGGAAGTGGCTTCCATGCCGTGACGCCTTCACAGTTTAAATGCCACGAACCGTCTATACAATACCCAGTACGAACGAATGTCGTTCCCCTTCTGGTCTTGCATGATACAAGAACCGTCGTATCACCTTCCGGCAGTCTCTCACTGACCGAAATCCAACCATTTTCTTTCTCACCATCTATATTTTCGATGAAATCCATAATTTTAAGCCCGAACTCATATACAGTTCCCTCGAAAGGTCTTCCGTAAGGATTTATTGTTCTTTTTATGTAATTGTAAATTTTACTTTTGCCGCTCATGCTTCCACCTCCGAATCTTCTGGCATCTGAAAGATAGCAAATCCATCTGTTTTTTCTTTAAATTCGTGAAGATAACTTACACTGAAATTCAACATGATTTGATATTCACTATAAGCTTCCTGAATCATATCCAGTACTTTCATGGCTTTTGCTTTGGTGGAATATTCTCCGAGCAAGCAACACCATCCCATATCTCTTCTTGCGCTTATTACTCCACCCGAAACTTCGATATCGGGTAAAAATTCAAATGTAACTAAAACTTCCTTATTCTGACTTCTGATTAACATTTTTCATCCTCACTTTCTCATATAATTCAAAATATTCTTCCAATGTTTCTGGCAGTTTGATACAATCTGGCTCATAAGGTTTTGGATATACAGTATATCCGCACTTCGGGCATTTGATTTGTGGTGTAAAGTCCATGCTCCATTCCATGTTTCCACCACATTTTCTGCAACGAATGTATCTTTCTACTTTCTTTGGCTTCATTTTGAAAAATGAAGTGTAATTATTATTTTTCATTTCCATCCTCACTTTCCCCATGTGAGTAACTGACACGCTATTGTGCAGTCCTCCATGATTTCCTATCCAAATGCTACCTGTCCGTTATTCTGCATGTCTTTTTATTTCTCCTGAAAAGCTTAATTCAATTCCCAGTTCTTCCTTGATAGCCTGCACATAATCAATCCATTCAGCTAAGCCCTGGTCGATATAGTCTGAAGCTTTGTCCATGCCTGCCATGAACTTCTGGCATCTTTTCTGACCAAATCCAAATTCATCATGCAGAACAGCTATCGCCATGATCACGCAGCATTCAGATACAAGCTGCTTGATCTTCTCAGATGCTTTGTCCAGGTCCTTTCTTGCCAGGGAAGTATGTATTCCTGTTACTCCCCTGAATCTGCATTCCTTTTCGAGGGCTTCAAGGCCGCCCTCTCTGGTGATTCGTCTAGCAAGGTCAAGACCATCTTCCCTGCCACGTTCATATTCACGCATTTTGTTCATTTCTTCACCTTTCCGAACCCGTATCCTGTCGGAGCATAGGCTCTATCAGTACTTGGGTGTGCTGTTTTAAGCAACCCATCATCAATAAGCTGGTTTAAATGTCTCCAGATGGTAGCTCTGCTTGCGTCTACCTTCTCACAAATCTCGCTGACCGACGGTGCATATCCAACCAGTTTAATATAACTGACGATATACATATATATTTCTTTTCTGAGAGCCTGTCCCTGTTCGTATCTATTCTTTGTGTTGTACGGCATTTTGATTCTCCTTTTCCAATTCTTTTGCCTTATTAAACATCTTGGAAAGATAATTCGAATAAGCAACAAGCATGTGATCTACAAATCCATTTTTGTTATATTTTTCAGATACAACATGGATCTGTTCAACTACCTGCTGCCAGTATTCATCTTTTGCCTCAATTCCGGCAGTCTGGAGGACCAGTGCCGGAAAGTCAATCTGTAAAAACTTTATGGTGTTCGGTATCTGCTCATGCGTCACTCTCATACTTACGCACCTTCTTCTACCTCAAAACTCTGTTCAAGAAGTCGCTCGTTATCCTTGCTAAACGCCTTTATATAGCTCTGTTTTATCGGTCTGATAAAATGTATGCCGTTAGCTGATTTAGCCCGGGAAACAGCCACATAGAACTGTCCAGGATCCCAACAGCAAGGGTCAATGTTGATTTTTTCAAATGTCTGTCCCTGTGATTTATGAATGCTGATTGCCCAGGCAAGTTTTACCGGGAACTGAGAGAAAGAGCCTACTTTCTTACGGACAATCTTCTCTTTCACGATCTTCCGACCATCCTTTTCTTGTTCGGATTCCTCAATAACCTGTTTCTCAATGTCTTTATTGTATCTATATAAGCTAACTGTTTTGCCCTTATCAGTCTTGATAACCAGATAAGATTCTTCAAATTCTCCGTTTTCCACAATTTTCTGAATGATGCCAATCGTTCCATTAACGTAGTTTCCAGACAAATCATTGACTGTAATCATCACTTTTGCACCGATGTTAAGAATTAAGTCCTCTCTGGCAAATGCAATGTTCTTAATATCGGCAGATGTTAGCTCGCCGTCAACTGCTGCATGAAACACTTTTTCGGTCTTTTTATCCAACTTGCCAAGGAAAGTATTGTTAATTCTGTCAGCTTCTGCATTAGTGCCAACCAAGAACGGCGCTTCCGGTATAACTTTGTCTGATTCGTTGTTCTCCAGATATGCAATGGATTTTCTAATATTGTTGCCATATTTAATATCATTCAGCACATACTTAAATCCCTCATCATTCTGCCTGCATACCTCATCAAGTTTGATATATTCAAATCCCATTTCTTTCCAGTATTCAGACATGAAAGCATATCCATGTTCATACTTTCCACCCTTTCCATAATCAGATCCATACATCCGACAGAGAATTTTTCGATCGTCTGTCGTAATAACTGGCGGAAGCTGGTAGAAATCACCTATCACGATTAACTGAATGTCTTCTTTGTCCTCTCCGATCAGAAGTCTGTCAACTGCTCTCTCTTCATTCTCCGTGATAATTGTCTTTGCAATCATATTGAACAAATCGAACCGGCACATGCTGATTTCATCAATGATAAGAACATCTGCTTCTTTCAGAAGTTCAGCTCTGGATTTCACCTTTTTCTTATAGTCCTCAAATTTAATTGAAATATTCAATGCTCGGTGTACGGTAGTTGCCCCATATCCGATATTATCCGCTGCAATTCCAGTAGTGGCGGATACCAGAATATTTTTACCAGCTTTTTCCGCCTCATCGATGAACGTTTGGATAACCGTTGTCTTGCCTGTTCCTGCGTCACCTGTCAGAAAAACATTACTGCCAGACAGCATTGTATCTAATGCATATCTTTGCTTTTTATTGAGATCGTCTTTTTTCATTTTGTAACCACTCCTTGTAATAATTATGTTAACTGAATATTTTTGCAATATTCAGTTAATTTTGTTATAATAAATCTAATTGCATATACTTTTTAATTTTGTAACCCGTGTGTAACCGGCTTTTTTAATCCACTGGTTACGCCACAAACCCTTATTTTATGTGGGCTTCAGAGGTGTGTAACCGTGTAACCAATGTAACCAAGGTTTTTATATAGGAGAATCACTAGAGTATATGTTTTTTATACACTCTCAAACTTTCTCCTATAGGATGTTTTTTTTCGTGTTACAACGGTTACATGGTTACAAATTACGAAAACGGAACATTTGTTTCGGCATCAGCTGGCAGAAAACCAGTTTCAATAACCTCATTTTCTTGCTCGTTTTCAAGACTTTTTATATCAACAATCTTTACCGCAATAAGCCTCATTACACTTCCACCGTCTCTTTTTAGTACCGTATCTCTTTTTCCTGTGTGCTTGATTAACTCTCGATTAATCGCCCAGGCCGAAAAGGCTTTTCTGGAGAATCCATTGTTCTTCAAAAGGTTTTCAAGAGGTTTCGGATAAAAATATACATATACATCTCCATATTCATCTGGCGTTTCCTTGAATCCCCACTGATCACAGCTAAATTGCGCATCAAAGTGCTGTCCGTACACTGAGAGACTTTCAAGAATGAATTCATAGCATCTCTGACCTTCTGATACATCTTTCTTGCGTGTAGGTATGTCTACAACGTCCTCGACCGTCAGCTCACGTCCATCCTTAAATATGAAATCTGTAGCTAATTTGTCAGCCAGCAGAAGTGTAGATATTGCCATTACCTGCTTTGCTGGAAAGTCATATCCGTCAAAACCTTTCTCAATTTCGGCTTTCATTTCTTTCAGATCATCCGATGTGAACTGTTTGAGATTTCCAACGAACACTCTTCCAGCAAAGCCGTAGTTCTTCACGACAATGCCGTTAATCTCTGCTGGATTCTCGTAAATATCCTCACAACATTCAATTTCAATAATTCTGTTGATAGCTCCGCCGGAATCTGCAAATTCCGAAATAGGGTTCTCACCGTTGCAAATAGTCACATTACTCCATGTATTTTCCTTAGCTGCTCCGAGGTCCTTATTTGAACGTGCTTTTCCTTTGCCAGAACAGAGATTGTAAATCAATGTTTCGTAGTTATCCCGGATATACTGAGAAGCATTCTTCGAGTCGTCCAGAATCATCGGAAAGTTATTGAGCATATCTGCCCTTGTCTCCAATGATGTATCTGTTGAACGAAAATTCCCAACGTAGGCTCCCGGTGCCGGATTCCCCCAAACCGATGCCGCTATATTGATTGTTACCGTCTTTCCGCCTCCTGTCTGCCCATAGAAATCTACGATGAACGGTAGCGCATCAAGCGGCTGTATAAGAACACTCGCAAAAGATGCTGCCAGTGCTATTCGCGGTTCCAATCGTCCGCATGATCGTAGCTGCTTAGCCAGAGTCACCCACTTGAAGTAGTCTCCACTTTCCTGTATACTTTGGAATAGCGTTTTAAAGCGGTATTCACCGTCAAAAACGATTGAAAGGTCGTAAGGGACAAATGTATTACCATGCCACCCCAGTTTGCTTGTAGAGTGCTGTATGTCGATCATATCGGCATTGTACATTTCAACATCCGCCAGATACTTTACGAGAAGCCTTGCATTCTCTGAGTTGACCTGCACCCCGAACCTTGCAAGATTAGTTATTGCCCTGGAAGTCACAATGTCAATTTTTGGAACAGTTATTTCTGTCCAATATCCATCCCTTTTAAAAGCCACCGTGATCTGTTCCTCTCCTGTCTCGATGTTTTTTAGACGACGTATCGGCATGATCGGGTGGTGACATACAAGTTCTCTTGCCTTAGATGTTTCAGAGGAAAATATTCCGTTCTCTGTAGCTATCCAGCTACCACAAGCCATGTTAGGATATTCCTTATCAACAGAATCAGGATAAAAGTTTGTGATGTTTTCAACTAACTGCATAGAACGATTTACTTTTTCTTCTTTTTCCTTTTCCTGTTCTGCTTTCTGGAATTCCTTTATGAACTCTTCTGCTATATGCTTCGCTTTCACACTTTTTGCCCGGTCCATCAGCTTAAACTTGATTTCTGAGCGGTCAATTTTACTTTTTACTGAAAAAAGCTCTTCATACAACTGCTTTTCCATAAAGTCTTGTGCCTGTAAGTTTTCAATATTTTCAAGAATTTTTCTCACCTCCTGACTTAGCTGATAACATTTCGTATCTGCTTTTTTCTTTCTCAAGATTAAACTGGCACATATACCACTCTTCTGAATCAGGAGGGAACGTTTTTAGTGCTGTTTCGTACATAAGTATGTTCTTTTCTACCTGCTCAATCTCATTAGGATCCTGAACAGGGTTGTGTTTTTTTGATTTAATATCTCGCATTTCATGTCTGATCTGGTTGCGGCTTTTACCTTTTTTTGATATATAAGTGCCACCCAGCTCAATAAACGCCGTACTAAAAGGGACGGATTCGTATTGCATCACAAAATCAAACACATCACCGCCAGTTCCACAGCCGAAACAGTAAAAGGAATCATCGTAGATTTTGCAGGACGCTGACTTTTCCTTGTGAAAAGGGCAACATATAAATCCTGCTCTATTCGGCCTTAGCCCGTACCTGGAGAGAATTTCTGGCATTTTTACTGACTGTTTGATTTCTCCCTTAGTCATGACAGCAGCTCCACGATCCGCCGCCCAGTTTCTTCTTTCGTGCAGAATTCAAATCGGACTCCGTATCTATCTCTGATTGTGCAGAGAGATTTATACAACTGGCAGCCATCAACAGCCTTGTCAGAGATTACAGTCTTTACTTTTTTGCCGTTTATCGTCCTCCAGATAACTTTGTGTTTCCTTGGGTTCTCCCAAAAATACACATCGCCAACTGATTTAATATCTGGTCCATGCTCACATAGGATAATCAGCTGAATACCGGCTTCACGTGCCCTGATAAGTTCTGCCTTGAATCTTTCATGTTGTTGACAGACATTTCCACAAAGCTCTTGTAAATCCTTCTTACGGTCAATACAGAGCTTTGCGTTGTCAAGCGACTGATAATCTCCACAATATAACTTTGATCTGAAATACTGCACTCCAAGGTCATCAAACTGTTTTTGAATCCGTTCCCATTCCTTTTTGTGTTCTCTTGTGTCTGCTTGTATAACCATTAAAAACACATCCTTTTAATTGAACGGAAGGACATCATCTGCCACGCTGTCTGGAATACTCATAAAGTCCGTACCTGACGGATTTGCTCCCATGATAGCTTCTTCTTTCAGATGATCGTCATAGGCTTTTGTGGTACGCTCTTCTGGGATATCTGCATCCTTAATTCCCTCAATACTTCGGAACCATGCAAGCTTGTGACGTTTTACTTCTTTGTTATCGTACCAGTCTTTTTCAAGACGGAAGATTCCACCGATCAGCTTTCCTTTAAACTGCTGCCCGAAGTTATCGCCCCACTTAACGGCAAATCCCGGATTTGATTTTTCTACGCATGTGATAAATGTTTTAAGGTTACGGACACCATAATCTACACCCTCATCAATAACCATGTAATTAGTACCTGCATTCGGATATTTCTTGTCTGGACGGATATCGTTCTCAAACTGTTTCATGAAATAGCCGGCCTGTTCGTCTCCTTCTGCGAAATCAAACAAGATAACGAGCATATCGAGTCCACCCTGTGTTTTTTTCTCTGATATCTGCTTAATTACCATCTTATGACCACCAAGCTTAATTGGTTCAAATTCTCCTGCTGCCTGTGTAGTATCGTAATTATTTGGTTTCTGCATTGTCTGTTCCTCCTAATTCATAATAATCTCTGATAACCTTGTCAACTTCTGCAAGGTCGTTATCAATAGTTAAACTGTCAAACATCCCGATCGGGGACTTACTTACCGCTCCCTGACTGGACTGAGTGACAAATAAGTGCTTTCCACTCTCTTCGATGCATCGAAGAACGATGGTAAACATGCCCTCGATGCAAACTTTTTCGTCCAGAAGCTTACCAATTGTCTTAGGCTTTACTTCCCCGGAGTCATCTTTTTCCTCATGCATCATAAGGTAAACAATTTTATTCTGCGGTACTTTTGTTACAATGAACTGGATAAGATTCCAGAAATAGTCTCCAATATCATTGTACAGAGCGAACACTGCATTGCCTTTTCCGGCAGAAGCGTGTCCCTTCATGAAATGATTCGTAATAAGATATCCTGCATCATCAATCACAATTGACTCCGCTTTTGATGCGATCAGACACTTCATTACCTGTTGGTAATCATCTGTAAACCATCCGTCAATCTTTCCTTTAAACGGAAGCGGTTTATTCAATACTCTAATAAGATTCCAATGTTCATTCTGGCAGTTTCTAAGACTGGTGCTCTTGCCAGAACCAGATTTTCCAATAATTAATACGGGTGTTGCCATTACTATTCCTCCTTGTCATAAACCACATGCTTGCTGCCCTCAACAATCAGCAAACTCGCGATATCCTTCATAGAAATGGTTGATTCGTTATAGATTTCAACCAGTGCGTTGTATGCGTCTGTTGATACTTTCACGACCGGATTATCCTTATCAGTTGCAGGCTGTTTCTTTCTCGCCGGAATACGGATTTCAAACTTTTCCATTGTTGCCCTCCTTAGTTGTTTTCTGAGCCGCTAAAAGCCCATTTAGAGCCTGTACATAGCTTGCCAATGTTCTTGCTTTATATGATTCTTCAATGGGATTGTCCGGGACTGTAGCAAGCTGTATGTCGATTAATCTCAATACTTCTTGAATGCGTTCGTCCATACTTACACCGCCTTAAAGAAACAATAAAGGTTATCTGATGCATCCCCGAACTTCTCTCCGTCGATATCTTCGGCTTTGTGGTATTCCACATGGTCAAGAGACATGTCACAGTTTTCATAATCCAGAATGTAATCACCTCTGGATTGAAGCTCTCTGAGCAGTTCATTAATACATCCTGCTATCTCCAGACTGGGAAGAAGTTTCATAATTGCTATCTGTTTACTCATTTGGACACTTCCCATCTATCAGAAGTTCTAACAAGAAAGCTTTGATTATTCTGAGGCTTTCACGACTTTCTTTCTCATAAAATGGGTTAAAAGATACGTTTTGGTACAAATCCCATTTAAATTTGTCTTTGAGAAGGAGAACATCTTCTTCCCTTTTAACCCCTCTTACTCCCAAACCGTAGCCCGAAAAATCAAAGGTGATATTTGCTGCCGGAACTTCGTTCACAACTCTTTTACAGAGTTCGTAAATTTCATCAATCTCTTTCTCGAACATCTTCTTATCCTCCTTATTTCCTACTGCCAGTCTGCTTCCATCTGGCGTACTGCCCATGCTGCCGAGATACCGAAAAAGATGTTCAGCCAGATAGGTATATCCACATATTTCCCGGCAAGCATACAAACAGCAATTAGCATATATTCTTTCATTTCATTTCTCCCAGAATCCACGCAAGGTTGCTCGCTACCAGTGCGGCGGCTGTTACAATCCATGCTGTGAACCATCTTTTTGACTTCTTCTTGCTTTCTTCGACAATTTCAGTCGCAAGTGCTACTTCGATATCAGCCCATGTTGGCTGATTTTCGTTTTTAATTTCACTCATATCTAGCTAATTTCTCCTTATTTTTTCTTATTTGTCTTTACAATTAGCAGATAGAGAACTATAATGTATCTATCCACTAAGGTACTTTAGTGGGTGCAAAGCTCCGGGGCGGAGGTGTCGGCTCCCTCCGGGGCACTCACTTATTGAGAGCCTCTTTGCCTTTCCAGACATGACCAGTTACTTCATAAACCTTTCTGGGACTTATAATGTAAGTAATTCGTCCGCCGGAAAGACTTTTTGCTGGCTTGTTATTCTGCACAGCTACGCCAATCGGTAACCATCCGTATACAATTCCCGCCCGGATTGCTGTAATGGGGAGTCCAATCAGTTGACTCGCGTCGGCTACGGTCATATTCTCTGACGAGAACTCTGGCATCTGTGGAATGCCTGATATAATTCTCGCAACCTCCGCGGCGAACTGATGAATCTGTGCATTCTGTTCTACGTAATTATCAACTGCACTCATATAAACCTCTTTTCTAACTGATACTCATTTGAGCGTTACAGTCACGTATCATCATTACTGTATTGGTGCATGGATGCCAATTTCTGACATATTCCATAGATTCTTCAAATCTCAGCTTAGGAATGTTATTGCGGGCATTTACTGTGAAGTAAGTCTTTATATCCCTGTTGCATTCAGCGAATACTTTCTTGCCAATTTCCTTGTAAGCATTTGATTCTTTCCCACCAAGGTGAGCAATTACGACACTTGACACTAAGTCCCTAATAGCTTCCTGCTGTGCATAGTCAATAGTCATGGTGTTTTCAAGTCTGTTAAGCCGTTCTTCGTGATCTAAGAATCCTGTCGCAATAACCTGTATCTGTTCAACTGTCGTCAGTGGTTTCCGGTATGAACCTGCCTTTCGAATTGTTGGAAGAACTTCATCCATAACCCACGCTTCGAATTTCTCTGCTGATGGAAGTTTCGATTTCATAATCAAGCGGTACAAATCTCCCTCTGTTATGAAACTTGCTTCCTGATTCCTGCCGAGAGAATCTGTGAGGTGGTGTTTTACCACCCCACGGCAATGCTGTTTAAGTGCATTAACCGTGTCCTTGTAACCAAGTGCTTTCGCAACGTCAGCTCCAACAAAATACGGTTTCCCGTCAATTTCTATTGTTCGAATTTCTCCGAACTCTCCTGAATTAAAAATCTGTAATTCGTTCATAAGTCTCCTTTCTTGTGATATACTCCCAGTGGATGGGAGGTGATATTGTGTATCTCAACCGATTTATTGTTTCGATTCTTACCACCCTAGCGCTAAACGGATTAAAACTGTTGCCACACTTGCTACAATTGCTGGAATCACATATTCCATAATCGGATGGCGTTTCATATTTTTTACCTCCTTACTTTGCTTTTATCTCTTAATACGATTTTTATTCAACCTATTGTATTTCCTTTCCCCTCTACCTATAATGCATTTACAGGCACCGACATGCCGAGTATAACGAAAGGGGAATTATATGGTTGAAACAATTACACGACTGTATCATTGCCACAAGATTCACAAACACGTGACTGTTTATGAAGAGTATGAGGTTTCTGATAGCGGTCGCCACCTACTGCGGTGCTCATGTCCATATCATCAATACACGGAAATGAAGCCGCGCTGTGATGGGTATAATGACCATGGTTTTCAATGTGGTTATGCAAAAAATCAATAACCAGGCTCACTAACTCATCTGGTCGCTCACTTGGCGATAGGTAACAGTAAAGCCGAAGGTCACATTTGCAACAGTCTCCACCAGATTCTTTGCAGTGCTGACTGACGGCTTTATTAAATTGTAATGCGTCCATTTATGCTCCTTTCTAATTCAATTTAATTGAAGTTATTTGGCACAAAAATAAAGTCCATAGGAATTCCAGAAAGCTCACTCATTTTTCTGAGCTGTGATAATGTCGGCTCTGTTTTTCCTTTTTCCCAATTAACTACAGTTGCATTGGAAATACCGAATATTTCAGCCCATTCTTTCTGATTGCATCCTGCGTTTACTCGAACAGCTTCTAATGAAATTTTTGGCATTTGCTCATCTCCTTTCTTAACTTCTGAGCTTATTATAATTCAACTGTATTGAATTGTCAACACCAAAATTCAAAATAATTGAATTAACTATTGAATTTTTTATAAATATGATGTACAATACAAAATGTAAGGAGGAAAAGAATCATGACGACCATGACAACTGAAGAGCAGAAAAAGATCTTCTCGAATAATCTTAATAAGTACATTTCAAGAAGTGGGAAACAGCAAAAGGAAATCGCTGAAGCCATTGGAACAAACGCATCTACATTTAATATGTGGTGCAAAGGCAATTCGATGCCGGGAACCGGAAAGATTAGAGCCTTAGCCGATTATTTCCGAATAAGAATGTCAGATTTGACAGATTTAAAAGAGAATCAAGACCCTGATATTGAATTTGGAGATGTAGTTACAAAAATCGAGCAGTCAGACCCTCGTTTCAAAAGAATAATTCTTGAATACGATAACCTGCCGCCCGATAAAAAAGATTTGTTATGTGATTTTTTTGAGAAGTTTATTTTCTAAAACACAAGGGTAGGAATCATTTTCCTGCCCTTTCTTCCTTATAAGCCCTTTTTACACACCCGTAAATAAATTTTATCATTGATTCACTATGTATTTTCTGTATCATCTCAATAATCTCTTTCTTATAATCCATAATAACCCTCCCTGTCATAACTACCACCTACACTACAGTATATGTTCGGCTGTGGGAAATAGAACCGAACATTAGTTCGTTTTTGCTATTATACCATCTATTCCGACTCTTGGCAACTGCCAATGATATACATGAACTCTCACTATTTTATAGAAAAAAACATTTCTTTTTCATCTAAATCACTCTATTTCGTTCTAAATCTTTACAATATGCTCTTAAAATGATAAAATAAAAATACCACGAATAACCGTACTTTACATAACATTGCAAAATCAGCGGTGCAAAATACATAATCCGCATGAAAAGTGCGAAGCGTGGCGAAAACATATTAGGAGGGTGTTTATCATGGATGAAAAGAAAAAATATTGTAAGCACTGCGGAGAACTTATTGACGACGACTGTATAGTATGCCCTAAGTGTGGAAAACAAGTAGAGCAGTTGACTTCTAGCAACAGAGACATCATCATTAACAATTCTGCATCTTCCTCTGCGTCCTCAGCGGCAAGTTCAGGCGCGCCGTATATAAAACGGAAAATGCCATGGTATCTAAGCTGGTTTTGGATTTTAATATTGGGTGCTTGTTCTGGCGGAATATATTGGATTGTTGGAATTATAATGAGATCAAATTGGAAATCACATAATTAAATAAAAAAACCGCCCCGGCATTGGCGTACCGGGACGGCGTTTATACATCTCCGGAGAGATGCTATATTCTGGCAAGACATATTGTATCATCTTCGGAGCAGTCGAACAAGACAGAAAATTTGTTCGGCTGTTATTTTTATACCTAAAAACAGCTATAAGAAAAGAGGAATAAAAATGGCGAAGAAAAGAAAGAAATATCCAAAGTTGCCAAATAACTTCGGCTCTATCCGGTATCTTGGCAAGAACCGGAGAAACTGTTTCGCAGTGCATCCACCAGCTACACCGGACGATACTGGCAAGCTAAAACGTCCGCCGGCGATCTGCTACGTGGATGACTGGATAAAAGGCTTTACTGTCCTGACAGCTTACAAAGCCGGCACGTATCAACCAGGCATGGAGCGGACTCTTGAGGTATCCCCCACAACCGACATAGACACTCTTATAAGCCGCTTGATTGCCGACTACAATACAATCAAGGGGGTAGAGGATAAGCACCCGGAAATCAAGAAATTGACGTTCTCAGAGGTATATAAACAGTTTTATGCGTGGAAGTTCCCAAATGGGACAAAACTGTCATACAGTTCAAAGGAAGCATATCGGACGGCTTACACGAACTGCACCGTTCTGCACAATCGCATATTCGAAGATTTAAAGGCTCCTGATATGCAAAAGGTTATTGATGATTGCAAGCTGAAAAAGCAAAGCCAGATGGCTATTTTAACTCTATTCAAGCAGATGTACAAATATGCGGTTTACTCAGAAATTGTAACGGAAAATAAGGCGTTATATGTCCATGTCAATGCTGATAATGACACCGAACACGGAACACCATTTTCTGATCAGGAGCTACAAACTTTATGGAATAATGCCGACGACCCGGAAGCGCAGCTCATTCTTATTATGTGTTATTCTGGTTGGAGAATTGGCGAAGTGTTAAAACTTACAACCAACCTGGAAGAGAAATACTTTCAAGGCGGAATCAAAACAAAAGCTGGTAAAAATAGAATTGTTCCGATACATCCTGCTGTATACCATTTTGTCGAACAGAAAGTACTGGCACAAGATGGGAAACTATGTGTATATACTCAGCAACATCACAGAAAAGCACTGTTCTATCCTACACTGGAACGTTTAGGAATAGTCGGTAATCCGAAACACACGCCGCATGATTGTCGACACACCTTTTCAGCCCTGTGCGAAAAATACGGCGTCCGGGAGAATGACCGAAAACGAATGCTTGGCCACTCCTTTGGTGGAGATGTTACAAACGCGGTATATGGACATAGGACACTGGAAGAACTTCGGACAGAAATAGAAAAGATAAAAGTTCCATTTGTGACTAACTGTGACTAACGGAACCCATTTTAATCTTTCTAAAACAACCGAAATATCATTATCGAAATGCTGGAAACCCTATTAAAATCAACGTTTTCAGCGATTTAACAAGGATTTCCCACATTTCATTTTCATTATTCTAATTTTATTGATTGTGACTAATAAATGAAATTTAGAAGAATGTGCAAATGCCTGTAAATACAGTATTTTGGGCACTATTATATTAGGAAACAATATTTTTGTTTGTGACTAACGTGTGACTAACGATAACAGTCTAAAACTTCCGAAGTGATGCTAAATATGTTTAAAGATAAAACTCCCGGGGTTAATTCCCCGGGACAATCATTTAGAAATTCCTGTGATTCTGGTGAATGTTCCTTTTGGAACAAATTCAAAAACAAACCCTTCTGTCGGATGCGGGATCCGGATGAAGTACCATTTCAACCCTGAACTGTCGGTTTCTGTGTACTTCATTACCTCTACAACTGCACCTTTTTTCAGTTTTGGGAACATCTTTGACGGGCTGTTTTTGTTTGATTTTGTATAACATTTTGTGTCTTTTTTAATCTGCGCAATGTAGGCTCTAGTGTTCTGCTTTTTGGCCGTATCTGAAACTGGTGTTGCATTCTTCACTAAGTTATAGTTTGGAGTGCAGAATTTTGTTCCGGGAAGGTTGCTGTTATAGTAACTTTTTTGGCATACACCACCGCCATTTGCGATAATTGCAGAGCTACTAGAAGTGTTTCCTTCGACTGTCCAGAACCGATCTCCTGATACCTTTATTACGATTCCAGTGTGTGTAAATGTGCCATTTCGATAAAAAATAACAATATCTCCAACTTTTGGATTGCTGTTCAAAGTAAACAAATCTGCCATTGTCGGGCAGTAAACGTATGGCCAGTGTTTTAAAAGCTTCTTTGCTGTGTCTAAGCCGAATGCTTTCATCATGCACCACGAAACAAACGCTGCGCACCATGGCTGTCCTTGGTAATCCGGTTTAATATCTCGCCAGTATTTTGTGTAATTATTTTCTCCGGCATTTGCTGTCTTACTATCAAGCTGACTATTACTTGCCTTTTCAAGATATCCGGTTTCATTCTTTGCGATCTGGATTAATTTATCAATTGCGTTCATGCCTGTTTCCTCGCTTTCTGGAAAATATGTCTTTAATGCGTTATAAACAAATCTCTGCCTGTCCTTATATGTTCCTACCTGATTCCCTGTGTCCGTCTGGCAGGCTGTATAGAGATTATCGAGCGTATATGGTTTCTGAGTCTTTGCCAAAATTCTCGTTACCGCCCCTTGTCCGCCTTGGTGCCTAAAGTTCACACACATAGCTTGCGCTCTAGCATCCGTAACGCCCTGCTTAAGGGCTTCGTCTGCGTAGGTGGCTAATTGTTCATCCATAAGGCTATCTTGGCATTTAACGCCTAAATCGGACGAAATAAGAGCAACTATAGCATCTGCGAGCTGTGATACCCTGGAAATATTAAAACATTCCCAGTTTGCGGTCTGGACCTGCTCCAAAAGTCTGACCTTGTCTATCTTCTCCCACTGTTCCGGGTCAGCATCGTAAATTCGTTCCAGAAGTGTTTTTGCTTCGATTCCGTACCACTGACCTGCCCCGATTGTAATTGCGTGTTCTTCAGAAGAATTGGTGTAAGCTTCTGTGAAGTCCGAATAATCCTGCTGTCCGTAAACCTGTCCACCGGTTTCGACTGCATAAATAATCTTTCTGAGAACTGCTTTTTGTTTATCTGTCATGTAAGAAACCTCCTAGATTTTGCTGTATATATTATGTTTTACTGTAGCAAGCTTGCTTTTTCTACCGTCCCATCCTCATTCAGCACATAACCGTCCTCTTTAAGTTTCTTAATCACCTTTGCGTTCCACAGCTCAGGAACATCCATCCATTTCTTTAATCCGTTGATAACTCTTTCTTCAAAGAATTTAACCATTATTCTCACCTCCAATTGTCGCAACTAATGTAGCCAGTTCATCAAGTGCCGAATCATGTGTTGATACAAGTTCAGCCAGACCATCAATCCCATCACCATTAATTAGAATCTTGCGATTAGATTCTGTATTAAGCATCTGCATGACAAAATCCAACTTTTCAGACATGTCATTCAGTCTGTTTGAAACTCTGTTAATTGCTTTGTAGATATTTGTAATTTCTTTTTTATCCATATGCACCTCCTGTTCTTAGCCATTCGGCTATAAATAATTCGTTAATTTGCTAGGATTTTAGATACATAAGCAAGGGGCAATGCCACCAGTGCTACTGGCACTGTCGGCGTTCGCACCCCCGCCTCTGCCCACACCACAGAAGGAATCGCTGCCGCTAGAGTAAGGCGAACGTGTCCAATACTGGCCAGATACATAGGTACTACTATAACGTGGTTTCTTATATCTGTTTGCAGTCGCATTCTTAAAATACTGATATTGCTTTCCTTCGCCTGCGTAAGAATACGTTACACTGCCAAAAATCTCAATTTCAGAAGGTAAAAACGCATAGTCGTTAGATGTTTTAATTGTGTTACTTTGGCTACTTTCCGAAGTCAGTTTTCTAACTTGTTTCATCATATTCTGAATATAAGTAGGTAAACATTTCTTGTACACATTATTGCACCATGTATGCCTATCGCAGTACCCCCAACCACCGCTATTCGTGTTTGAACTGTTCATATAACCACATTCATGTGATGCATTATAGGAGGCGTTATATTCTGTCGTAGTGTCTAAATACAGCATACGTTCTGTCTGAATTGTAATAGCAGCTTTGGTCTTGCCATTGATAGCAGTCACTAAATCATCATGTTCGATTCCGATAATTACATAAATGTAATCATTCGCTTTGTGCGACTCACTTACGCCCGTTGCAGCCATTGCGTTGTGATGGATTGTTCTCTTGTCACCAACCGCCCAATAATCACCAATGTTGATTTTACCTGCGTAATGTGCTTCAATCATCTTTTCAATTTCCGCATCTGTTCCATCAGCAAATGCGACAATCTTTAAATCCTCTGGCTCTCCGAGGAGTCTGTTTCCTGCATCGTAGTTGTATACGCCATCGGTAGAATATGGGAACAGTGCGAAGTAATATTTCTTGCCATTTGTCAGCCCTGTGACTGTATATCCTGCGGTTTTGTATTTGTCACGAACTGTATTATCAACCACAAGCGTTCCGTCATCTGGGTTTGCAGGATAACCTGTTTTTTTCATTACAAGTTTTGTACCAGCCCATGTAGAGAATGTTGAACCATTGATTACTGTGTTTTCAGGGTCTTGCCACTTGATCGTGACAGATGCGTTTGCGTTCTCAATACTTGGATTGTTTACGGGTTTGGGAGTGACGGTTGTGCCACCGCCTTTTGCGTGGAGTGTTCCGTCTGCATCTATGAATGTTGTCTTGCCATCAGGTTTGACCTTACCAAGAGTTTCGGTTGTAGCAATCGGGACAGTCGCATCACTTCCTTTGTCTCCCTTAGGACCTTTGATGTTTACTGTTTCAGGATTGGCAACTCCATCAGCATTACTCCAGCTCAAATTTCCGTCGGTGTCTACGTCTGGCACGAATGTAGTGCCCTTGTCTCCTTTAGGCCCGGCATCTCCAGTCTCTCCCTTTTCTCCTTGTGGTCCAACATCTCCTTTTGCGCCTGTATCACCTTTCGGCCCGGTAATATTTACTGTCTGGGGGTTTTCAAGTCCTCCGTCATTACTCCAGCTTATATTTCCTTTGCTGTCTACAACAGGAGTGAATGTGATTCCTCGCGCACCAGTATCTCCTTGCTCGCCCTGTGGACCAGTAGGACCCTCTGCGCCTTTTTCTCCTCGCTCTCCTTTTTCACCTTTGGGTCCTTGTGGACCAACAAATTCTCCGGCATTAACCATCTCTGAAATATCCTCAATGGAACACAACCGTCTTACATCATTAGCTGCAAACGCAATGTATAAGGCTTTACCGGATGGAACGGACGGGTCATTACCAAGGATTGCAACAGGTTCCCCCGGGCGAATTTTTGACGTGTCAAAATCAGTGTACATGCCGCGCCGGAATTGTATAGTATATGTATCAGCCATATTAGACTTACCTCCTTATGAAAGGAAATTGTTTTTTATATAATTCTTTACAGAATCAAGATTTTTCTGTACATCGTCATCCATTACAAGGAAATTGCCTTTATTGTTCTGGCTGATGATACTTCCTGTGTTTTCGTCTACTTCTGAATAGGTGTAAGCAATGCGGCTTCCCTCTCCAGTACTAAGATTCATAAAACTTGTTAAAATTTTTTTCATGATATTTTCCCCATTTCGTCAATAATTTTTTCCCTGTTATTAAGAAGTTCTTTTTCATAATCTGGTTCTGATACTTCAAGGCTTTCACTGTAGTCTGGTTCTGGCATGTCTGTGTCTATTGCCCTGTCGTAGGCTGTTTCGCTTGCGTCAGCAAAACGCATGTGTTCATAGTCAGCCTGCCGCGCTTTGATTTCAAATGCAAATTTAAGCCCCGGAGTACCTTTTACAGTGAAATATGTCTGCTCTTTTTTATCTACCCAACAATCTCCATCTCCTTCCTTTTGTAAAAACACATAATATTCAATCCTTACATTGGTAGATTCTTGGAATATATCATCTATGTCTATCAGGCATGTGCCGTCTTCCGATACGGATGCTTCTCCGATGTCTCCGAACATGGGGGACGCCATTTCATAACAATAAAATGCCTGCGTACCATAGTTTTTTGTTGGAAGGATTCTTTTCTTTGTTCCTCGGACACTTAAATCTGCAAGGTCTGTTCCCGTTCCGATGCTATAGAAATGGCCACTGGCTTCTATATGTGTACCTGCTGTAACTTTTTTTGATGCCGAAACACTGTCTGCCGAAACGCTTTTATTAAACGAGGCTGAGCTTGCGTGTACAGTTCCTGTATAAAGATTAATTCCTCTGATTCGTGTTCCGTACAGTGTCCCGTACCCCGGTACATATACTCCTGTATTCGTCTCTGAATA